AATATCAAATTCTTATAACTGTAGCAAAGATCACAAAAGACGTGAAATGGTTATTGCTATTTGTCCTGTTTGTGGAGATGAATTCTTGTTTTCAAAAAGCAACCTTCCATTTCATAAAAATCCATGCTGTAGTAGAAGATGCGGAGGAATAAAGTCTCATTGGGGGAAATGAGTTATAATTAATGTTAGGGTCGCCGGTTCAAGCCCGGCAGGGAGCACGTTTCACCCCTAGGGGTGCTTATTCAATCAATTATTTCACGAAAGTGCAACGCAGGTCTCCGTCCGTGAGGATATGAGGCCTTTTCCCCGAATTTTAAAAACAACAATATATATGATAAAGAGAAACCAAGCATGGTTATGGAAGATATTCCGGGCCATAAAGAGCATTATCATCTTCTCGCTAAGGATGATCGCGGCTACCGTACTAGGGCTGATATCAATAGTGTCAATATTTGAGTGGTACGATAAGCCATTCAATATCCACCTCTTGATCCTAGGGATTATATCAGTTTTTATTGTGGTACATCAAATAGTAATAATGACTTATGAGTCAGAAAAATGATTTCGGGGTTATATACGTGGTGCAAGCCCCTTCAAGGCCTAATCGATCCAAGAAGGACGATATCCTAGACGAATTAAAGACACTTAGCAAAGAAGAATTGATAGCGATAAGAAAAGACATTGTAGAACTAGTAAACGATAAATAAAATGGCTGCTATAAAATCTTACAAGGGATTTGACAAAAATTTAAAATGCCGGGATTTTCAATATGAAATAGGCAAGGAATATGAGATGGATGGAGAGATCAAGGTGTGTAACAGAGGATTTCACGCTTGCGAAAGCCCATTTGATGTTTTTGATCACTATACTATGATAGACTCTAGGTTTTGCGAAGTAGAGCAAGACGGGAATATATCCAAGGAGGATAGAGGGACAAAAATTTGCTCATCGAAGATTAAAATAAAAGCAGAGTTAAAATTGGCAGACATGATCAATCTTGGAGTTGAGTGGCTAAAAGAGATCACATCGCCTGAAAAAATAAAAACGAGCATAAAGGATAATTCGTCCGGCAACGGTGCCAAGATTGGTTCGTCCGGCGACGATGCCAAGATTGGTTCGTCCGGCGACGATGCCAAGATTGGCTCGTCTGGCTACGGAGCCCAGATC